ACGCTTTTTGGAGAAGCGAAAGAGGCCGTCGGGAGCAATCCCGGCGGCCTTGAAGTTTGTTTCACGAGAGGTTGATGGTTACGGTGCGGTCAACTAGATTTGATAAACGCCGACCCATGACTTTACGCGAGCCGACTTGCGCCAGAGCAAGCAGCAAAAGCGCGCCTCGTTGAGGGTTTCGAATTCGCGAGCGCGAACGATCGTTCGCGTGCCATCATTGTATTCGGTCACGCGGAATTTCATCTGATACTCCGTTGTCTTATGTTGCCACAGTAATAGCGTAAGCCGGCAATAGCAACACATAGAGTTGGCATACCTGCCATGCGGTTAATGAATGTCTAATCCCCTCACCAAGCGCCTCGTCGTCCGTCTCTCGGCTGACCTTGAGCAATGGATATCATCCCAAGCCGAGGCCGAGGGACTAGATACGGCTACATTCGCCCGCGCGGTATTCACGAGGCTGCGTAATGGGTATGCCCCTATGATGATTGCGCAGGGATCACGATCAGCTATGCAAAATGGTGAGCTTGTTCCAATCGTTGGCGCCCAGGTGACCGAGTCCGGTGCCGCTGAGCCACCAGCCTCTCTTGATCCAGCCAACCCCTCCGAAATCCCCGACATCGACGCTATGGTGACCCAATCCCTCGACCTCGCTCAATCCCAAGGCCTCATGGACCCGAAGGAACAAGACCAAGATCAACCCGCCGAAAGCGCCGGCGTGCGCCCGCTCTTCAAGCGCCCCACGCCGTTCACCCAAGCCTTGCCCAACTTCATCAAATAAGGCATAGATCATCAAAATTCGGAATCGATGGGACTCGCCCATATAGGTCAATATGTCTTACCTAAAGCACCAGCTTGCCCAAGCCAAGCACGAGATCTTCGCCCGTGAGCTGGTGGAACTCATGCTGCTCGGCGACGAACGCGCCCGCGCCAAAGCCTACGAGCGGGCCGGCTATCCGCCCGGCACTTCCATGGAGGACAACGCCCGCAAGCTGGCGAACAAGCGCGATGTAAAGGAACGAGTGCAGCAGCTATTCCTCGAAGCTGTCCGCTATCGCGACATCCGGCCCGCGCAGATCGTCATCCGCATCGATCGCGTCGGCAAGGCGAACATCGCCGACTTCTACGAGGACGACGGCAAAACCCTCAAGAACATCAAATCCCTGCCGCGGGAATTGACCGACGCCATCGAAGCAGTCAAATATAACGGCGATGGCAACCCCGAGCTCAAGCTGGCCGACAAGAACGCCGCGAACTTCACCTTGCTCAAGCATTTCGGCGGCCTGCCGGAACCCGAGGCGCCGCGAACCACGGTGAACGTGTTCAATGCTCTCTCAATCGAAGACCAGTCAGCTCTTGCCGATCTTATCGAGGCTATCCCCAGACGCCCGGGCGATAGTAGCGAGGAAACTGCGGGAGAACATAGCGAGGCATGAGCCGCACCGAAAGCTTTACCGTTACTACCCTGACGGAGGTCCCCTTAGGCGGGTTCTCTACCCGCGGCACATGGAATTCTTTGCCGCAGGCGGAATTCATACGCTACTGCCTTCGTGTCCAGACGGTTGCGACGGACAACCTCACCGCGACCGGCTCATGCTCGCCGCCAACCGCATCGGCAAGACCGAAGGCGTCGGCGGCTACGAACTAACGCTGCATCTCACTGGCCGTTATCCAAGATGGTGGATCGGCGCCCGTTTCGATCGTCCGATAAGCTGCTGGGCGGCGGGCAAGTCCAACGAATCTACCCGCGATGTCATCCAGGCCAAGCTGTTCGGCAAGGCGACCTGGAAAGGCCGCGACAAGATATTCGGCGGCACCGGGCTTGTGCCCGGCGAGTGCATCGGCGGCGTGACCTGGAAGCGCGGCGTCGCCAACCTCGCCGATACGATCATGGTGAAGCACGTCACCGGCGCCTGGTCACAACTCGGCCTTAAATCCTACGAGCAGGGCCGCGGCTCATTCGAGGGCACGGAACAAGATGTGGTCTGGTTGGATGAAGAACCGCCGATCGAGGTCTACGAGGAATGCTCGATCCGCACCATGACGACCAAAGGCCATCTGCTCTTGACCTTCACTCCGATGGAGGGCATGTCGTCGGTGGTGAAGGAATTTCTCAAGGGCGCCGGCGGCGACGACATAGCGATCAAGATGCGCCCACGTTGTGAGGAACGGTCCCAATGGCTTATGCAGGCGATGACCTAGAAGCGATCTTCGACGAACTCGAAAAGATCGACCACAATAGCCATGCCGATATTGTCATGCGCAAAGGTATGGTGGCGCAAAATCACGGCCTGGAAATGAGGCTCGAGAACGCGGTGACGCATAGCCATAGCAAAACCCATCGCTTCGGTTGCCACAACCGCCGCAAAGTGCCTCCGATCACGCTGGCGAAAATCAACTTCTGATGGAGGTCGCAATGGCTCATGGAAAGCGTGGCTTCCTTCACCACCGACGACTAGGCTTTGAAGACGGACTCGCGCGAGCGGCGGGTATCTGTCGCACGGCCATCGCCGCCTATGATGGCGGCGCCGGTAGCGATCATTCCGAAGAGGCGAGGAAAGTCGGCAAGGCTCAAGCCGAGTGGTGTCTACGCATGATACGAGCCTTGAAGGCGTCATCCTGATGTCTGGCAAATTCACCGTAAGCGCAGGCTGGGATCATGTGCCGCATCTGTCCGAAGACGACAAAGCCCACATGCTGGCCAACATCCAGCCCTTCCAGCGTAAAGCCAGATCCGAAGGTATACCGACTCTCGGCGCCGGCGCCATCTATCCAGTGCCCGAGGAAGCCATCCTCTGCGAGCCGTTCGCTATTCCCGATTACTTCCCGCAATGCTACGCACTCGACGTAGGCTGGAACCGCACCGCGGCGCTCTGGGCCGCGATTGATCAGAATACCGATGTCGTCTACCTCTATTCGGAGCACTATGTCGGGGAATCCGAGCCACCGATTCATGCTGCGGCAATACGGGCTCGAGGAACTTGGATCCCTGGTGTCATCGATCCGGCGGCTCGCGGGCGCGGTCAAAAGGACGGAAGCCGGCTTGTCTCTGACTATCGCGCGCTTGGCCTCGAAACCCTCGCCGTCGCCGACAATGCGCTAGAAGCCGGTATTTACCTCGTCTGGACCCGTATGGCCACGGGACGCCTCAAAGTCTTTCACACGCTGGCGAACTGGCTCGCCGAATTCCGCTTCTACCAGCGCGATGAAAAGGGCAAGGTGAAGGACGGCCAGGCGGACCATCTGATGGACTGTACTCGCTACATCGAACTAAGCGGGCTGCAGCGCGCCGTCGTGCGTCCCGCGAACCTCTGGCATACCGGCCGCGGGCAATTGAACTCATTCGAAAGCGACTATGACCCGCTACCGGGCCCCAGATGACCGTACCGTAATCACTTCCCAATCCGTGATCCAATGTCCGAAATAAAATATATTCCACAGCCAGAACTCATGGATCATTGGGGCTGCACGTTCTACGCCGAAGCCGAAACCATCACCGGCAATTGCTGGTGGTACGAGGAAGATGGCAAGCGCATTCCGTTGCTGCCTCGATTTGCGGAAACCTGTGACAAATGTCCGAAATAAAATCACTCTATCGTCCCGGCCGTGAATCTCCCGGCCACGGCAATGGCGCTCCCACCGGACACTCAAAAGAATCCATGCAAGCCCGCCTCGAACTCATGAGCTTCCTCGATTCAACCCTGCCGAAACCGCTCCACCATTCATCCTCCATGGAACGCGCCGCACAGATCGAAAGTTGCCTCAATACCATGACACTGGCCGAGCGCGTATTCCTTGAAATCGAGATGCAAAGCCGCAAGCCAACGTTCTATACGTCCGACTATGATCCTCTGAGGTATTGAAATGTCCCTCTTCTCCCCGCCTTCCATTTCCACTCCACCGCCACCGCCGCCTCTCCCTCCCGCAGCGGCACCTCCCACCATTGCCTCAGGTGCCGTACAGCAAGCAGGCGCGCAAGCGAAGGCTCGATCCGCCGCTGCCGCCGGCGCTGGATTTGCCGGCACCGATCTTACCGGCGGGCAGGGACTAGGAACAACCGCGACACCGACGGCCAAGCCTAACCTGCTCGGGCAGACATCGTAAAGCGCCGCAATGGCATTCGAAGACGCTGAAGGCTTTGCCCATTACGAAGCCGCATCTGCTTCCCTCCTTGCTCAAGCACCCGCACTCGCCCGGCAAAGCTGGTACGGCCACGAAGACGAGAACTGGAACGATTTCCGCCTGCAGCTCGAACAGCGGCTTTATGCGCTGCGCAACTGGCGGCTATCCTGGTGGGAGCATTGGGCGCGATTAGCCGAGGCGATACTTCCCCGGCGCTATCATTGGCTGATCGTTCCCAATACGATGACCCGTGGCCTCGCCATCAACGGGGCGATCAAAGACCCGACCGCCGCCCAGGCACTCCGGGTCTGCACCGCCGGCATACGCTCCGGCGTCATGAGTTCGTCGCGGCCATGGGGCAAGGTCAAAGCCGGGCTGCGCGACTTCCGTCCTGATCGCGCCGGGGAACTATGGTTCGCCGAGGTCAACGACCGCATCTACCGGGTATTTTCCGGGTCGAACTATTACCAGTCCGCGACCCAGATGTTCGAGGATCTGACAGTCTTCGGCACCGCCCCGAAGATTATGTACGAGGACCGCGAAAACATCATCCGCTGCTATAATCCTTGCGCCGGCGAATATTATTTAGGCGCCGGGTCAGATTTCAGGATTAATTCGTTCTACCGCACCTTCGTCTTGACCGTGATGCAGATCGTACAGATGTTCGGGCTGGAGAATGTTGGCCCCGAGGTACAGACCAACTGGGAGAACAAGGGTGCCTCGCTTGAAAGAGAGTTTATCGTTGCCCATGCGATCGAACCAAACTTTGCCGCGGAAATGCCCGGCCAAGCCCACAACCTCGGCGTCGTCCCCGGCGGTTTTGCGTATCGCGAGTATTATTGGCTCTGGGGCCGCTCGACGCCGAAGCCGATCTCGGTACGAGGCTTTCGCAATAAGCCTTTCATTGCGCCCCGATGGACAACTGTCAGTAACGATGCCTACGGCCGCTCCCCTGGGATGGATGCGTTACCAGACATTCTTCAACTCCACACCATGACGGTGCGGCAGGCCGAAGCCATCGAAAAGATGGTCCGGCCGCCGATGTTGGCGACGGTCGGACTGAAGAACCAACCGAGTTCGATCAATCCCGGCAAGGTGACCTACGTCGCCGACCTGCAGCAGGGGATGAAATCGATATTCGACCTTAAGCTCGACATCGCCGACATGACGGCGCTCATCGAGAAAATCGAGGTCCGGGTGGAAAAGTGGTTCTTCAACGATCTGTTCCAGATGATGGAAAATATTGAGGGCGTGCAGCCGAGAAACGAGATGGAAATTGCCGAGCGAAGAGGCGAGAAACTGCAAGTGCTCGGCCCCGTGGTCGAGGGCATCGAGAACGAGCTCGCCGAGGATTGGCGCCGCGTCATCTCCATCATGGCCCGCCGCCGATTGTTGCCGCCGATGCCGGATAGCTTGCGCGGGATCCCGTTGGATGTCGAGTTCGACTCCATGATAGCCCAAGCGCAGCGCGGCGCCGAATCCGCCTCCATGGAACGCGGCATGCAGGTTGCCACGCAATTGCAACAGGCGTTTCCGGATCAATCGCCGGCGGATAACGTCGATGTCAACGAATGGCTGCGCATCTATCTCGAGAAGGCCAACTTCCCCGTCAAGGCCATGCGCGGCGTCGAAGAAGTCGCACAGCTTCGCGCCGGAAAGGCGAAAGCCAATGCGGAAGCTGCGCAGAAGGCCCAACTGATGCAGGCGGCGACCCATACCGCGCCCGCAGTCGCCAAGGCGGCCAAGGATGCTTCCCAAATCGATCCGGGCGGGCTATTGAACGCGCTGCAGATCGAGGGCGGCATGGGCGGCGCTGCGCCGGGGGCAACGGGATTATTGCAGTAGGGGATCGTCATGGCTTTGACCGACAAGGACCGACACGAACTGAGCGCAATGCGGGGACGGGTGGCCGATGCCGCCCGCAGGATAACAGGCGCACCGGGCCAGCCCGGTGGACCTCCGCTCGCCGAAGGCATACGAAAAGGGCCGTGGGCGCCTGGCGGCGTCGGCGATGTACAGCGCATATGGGTAGACCATCGCACTATCGAGGATCGTAACATGCTCCATGTGTCAGAATCAAACCTGAGAGCTGGCAATCCCATCGGCGATCCGATGGTGTACGCCCCCAATGCCACGGGCAATCCCGAAATTCGCACAGAACTTCCGCAAGGGAAATGGCTCAAGCCGGAAGCTATGAGCTTCTCTCGCAATGGGATTTTGGATGACATGCCGCATGTGCCGGAATCAAACCTGAAGCGACCAGACAAAATGTTTGCTGACCCAGAAGCGCAAATCGAATATCAGCGCGAAAAGCTCGGCGAGCACTCGGCGCGCATGGCATCGCTCGATCAATCCTACGATTGCCTCGAAATGCTCATTGCCTATCACCCGATGATTCAATCGGAGCGCGATGCGCTTTATGCCGCGATGGGCGCATTGCGAACAATAAGGGCGCGTCATGGCTGACGAAGTTAGGACCCCCGACGGCAAGCCGGCGCCCGCCCCAGCGCCGATCCCGACCGATGCCTCCGGCGATCCTATCCGCCAAGGCTCGTTGATGAACGAGAAGCAGTCCTACGAGCGTGTCATCGAGGGATTGAAGATCGCATCCGACGCCGCGGCGCATCTGCTCAAGCAAGAGCCCGAGAACGCTGATCAATGGCACACCTTCTGCTTTAACTTGGACAAGTGCCGACGGATCTGCGTGCAAAAGGCCGGACTTGGCTTGGCGATGAAGGAAAAAGAGACGAGCACAGTGCGCGGCGATCCGATGAACTGGCGCAAGGCGCGCGACCGGTTCCATGATGGTCTAGTCCAAGTTGCCGGCGGCATGCGGCAACTGGCGACCTGCCACCGCGGCGATTTGTGGTGGTCGACCATGGCCGGGCAAGTCGAGGAACTTGATCGGAAGACTAGAAATCGGAAAACCTGGCTACCATCTAAGCCGGGAGGCAAGTTGATCCTGCCGACTGGATATTCGAGGCATTGAGATGCTGACCTTGAAGGAATGGCACGAGCAGTCGGCGCGGAGCACAGACCACTATGCGCGGCAAGCCGCCGAGATGCTGATGCAGCCGAATCCTTTGATCGAAGGTTACGAACCAACACCGCTTTCATGGTTGCAGCGAGTGCGTAACCGAATCGGTCGACCGTTTATCGACCTCGGCGTCAAGATCATGGGCGAGTATGCGCCGTATATCGAATAGGTGAATCATGGCACAGATTTTGTTGGCGCTGGTCGGATTTACCAGTTCTTATCTCTTCGTCTCGATCCTGATCGGTTATTGATCGGATCACGATAGCGCAGCGCGTCTGCATCACCGGAATCGGTCAACTGTGCGCCACAGCAAAGCTGATGAGAGAGCATTAAAAATAACGGAATCCCCCACGAGTCTTGTCCCTCGGGTCGCACCGAAGAATGCCCAGCGGTTGTCCGCAATGCAGACAAAAACCATCGATGACCGCACCCTAATCACTCCCCAATCCGTGAAGCAACCCTAACCAAGAGGAAAATCCAAATGGCTCAGAGCATCATCGTCCACGTGCTACCGCCGGCGGCAGTTGCGTCTCGCGTGGAGCGTTCGGCAAAGATCACCACTGGATCGGCAG